CTAAAAGGTGAGACATTTGAACTAACTATAGTCTGGAAATAGGTATTTGTTTATGGAGCTTAAAGGATTAATACCTCTTTTAGTTATAGGAGCAATACTAGTATTCGGTCTTATAAAAATAGAGAACTTAACTGAGGAGAATGCTAGATTGGAATCTGAGTATAGTTATTTAGTGGATAAAACGAACAAAGAAAGAGAAACTTTCAAAAGTACGGTAAATACACTGAACTCAGAACTTGAACGATTTAAAATCGATCTAGATAAGTATAAGCTATCTGTAAAGGCTAAAACAAAGGAACTTGCTAAACACAGAGCATCCCAAGAACAAAACGTAAAAAAGGAATTGGAGAAGGATTCGTCTGATGCTAACCAGTTCAAAATAATTAATAGGATTCTACATGGCTTCTCTAATAAGACTGACTAGTGTAGCAGTATTAAGTTTGATGCTATTAGGGTGTTCAGCTAAACCTAGAGTGATAACAGAAACAGAAATAGTGAAGGTTAATATACCTGTTGTCTATAATCTAGAAAGACCTGAAAGACCTAAATTTACTACAGAAGATACAAGTCCTTCTTATCTTTTAAAGGTACTAGAATATGTTGAATCGTTAGAGATCATAATTGATGAACACAAAGTTAAAGGAGACTAGTGTGTGTTATAGAAAAACTATGTGTCCGTTCTATGTTTCCGATAACATAAACAATTCATGTATGAGGTGCGTACATATAGCTAAAGCTAAAAGAACAGCTAAACTATCACAAATTGCTTTTGTGACAGCTTTAATATCGTTCGTTATAGTAACCTATTTGCTGTATGCCTAATCTGAGGTTACGATGGAGTTATTACTGCCAGACCTGATATTTGTCGGGGTGTGGGGATTTGTAGGTTCAGTACTAGGGTTTTTTGCATTTACAAATTCACCTGACAGAACACCCTTAAACAGATTCGGCAGATGTTGTTTATCTGTGGGGATAGGATTATTTGTTTCATTCCCTTTATATATATACCTAGTCGAACAAGTGGTTTTTTCAAAAATGTTAAGTATACTAGTTAGTGGATTAGGGGCATTCTGTCTGCCCGATTTCCTAGTAAAGTATTGGCCTAAACTTCTACAGAGTTTTGCTAGCAGATTCATTGACAAGACTGTTGACAGATGTGATAAAGCTTTTCTTAACGATGATGAAGAAAGATAGGACTTAAAATGGACAGAGAAAAAATACAATGTTTACCATCTGAAAATGATATTAGAGAAATGGTAGATTGGAAGAATATACCTACTCTAAAGGATTTGAAAGATAACTTAACAGAAGCTACTCCTAGCCATAATAATCATGTATCTACTGTAAATGAGTATATCTCTACTCTACGTGGTGAATTACGTGCTAAGATTATGGAAGGTAGAAGCAAAGTTCAGCCTAAGCTTGTACGTAAACAAGGTGAATGGAGGTACTCAGCTTTAGAAGAACCTTTCTTGTCTACTAGTGATATGTTCAAGGTTAGTCCTGTTACTTATGCTGATGTTGAATCAGCTAGACAGAATGGACTAATACTTAATAAACAGTTTAGAGTAGATATTCCTAAAGTAAAACTAATTAATAAGTTAGTTAGAACTGCTGTTAATACAGGTACTGTTATTATTAAACTAGGTTGGGAAACAGAGAAAGATACTGTAATAGAAGAAGTACCAGTATTTACTAAGTCTTTAGAAGAAACCTATGAAGTCTTAGCTCAGATGGTTCAGGCAGGACAGATAAGTGAAGAAGAATCTATTCAAATACTTGAATCTGGTCAGCCTATTCAGATAGGTGTTGAATCAGTAGAGATAGAAAAAGAAGTCATTAATAGACCTGTAGTGCAGATTAGAGATAGTAGAAATGTTATTATTGATCCTTCATGCGAAGGTGATATTGATAATGCTCAATTCATTATAGATAAGTTTACTACTGATTTATCTTCTTTAAAGAAAGATGGTAGGTATCATAACTTAGATAAGATTGAAGAAAAGAATTATGCTACTACTGATGACACATATTATCATGATAATGATTACAAATCTGATCCTAGCTTTAGATTTACAGATAAGCCTAGAAAGAAGTTAGTTGCTTATGAGTATTGGGGTTATTGGGATATAGACGATTCAGGTATTGTAAAGCCTATTGTAGCTACATGGGTTGGTGATACTATTATTAGATTAGAAGAGAATCCTTTTCCTGATAAGAAGTTACCTTTTGTAGTTATTCAATACTTACCTCCTGATAACGAAACTATCTATGGTGATTCAGATGCGTCTCTACTTAAAGACAATCAAGACATCATTGGTGCAGTATCTAGAGCTACTATAGATTTAATAGGTAGATCAGCTAATGCTCAAAGAGGTGTAAGAAAGGATTTACTTGATCCTATTAACAGAGATAAATTCAATAAAGGATTAGACTATGAGTTTAACCCTGTTAATAATCCTAAAGATGCTATTGTAACTAGTAAACTGCCTGAGATTCCTAGAAGTGCTTTAGAAGTTATTCAACTACAGAATAACGAAGCAGAAGCTCTTACAGGTGTTAAGGCTTTTACTGGTGGTATTAGTGGTGATGCTTTAGGTTCTTCTGTTGGTGGTGTTAGAAGTGCATTAGATGCCACCGCTAAAAGAGAATTAGGTATTCTTAGAAGATTATCAGAAGGTATGAAACAAGTAGGTAGAAAGATTATAATTATGAATGCTGTCTGGTTAGCTGATGAAGAAGTCATTAGAATTACAGATAGTGAATTTGTAAATATTAAGAGAAGTGCTCTAGCTGGTAATTTTGACTTATCTCTAGAAGTATCTACCGCTGAGATGGATAATCAGAAAGCTGGTGAATTATCATTTATGTTACAAACTACTGGTAATACATTGCCTTTTGATATTACTAAGATCATCCTATGTAAGATAGCTGACCTTAGAAAGCTACCTGACTTATCTAAGATGATTCAAGAATATACACCTCAACCTGATCCTTTCGTTCAAGAAAAGAACAGACTTGAAATTGAATTACTTAAAGCTCAAATCAATAATGAAAACGCTAAAGCTCAGGAAAATATTGTGGATGTACAGCTTAAAGCTGCTAAGACACAAGCTGAACTTGCTAAGGCTAGACTCTCTGGTAGTAAGGCAGATGAAGTCGATCTTAACTACTTAGAGCAATCTAGTGGTCTAAAACAAGAAAGAGCATTAGAAAGTCAGTTAATGGGTACAGCATTTAAAGATAGGATTAATACTAGTCCTGAAGAAAGTGAATAGTTGACATTTATTAATGCCTTAATTACAAGGCTCTTATATTTAACAATTAACATATTACCAAAGGAGTAATTTTTATGAACAGACCTAAAACAATTGAAATGACTGTGGAACAGGCTAATGAAGCTCGTAAGATGTACACTGATATTATTGCTGTAGCTGATTCTCTTGAAAAACTTTACCGTAATGCTGACTTTATCAGACTTAATAGAGCTTACCTAGAAACAGAAGCTATTCGTCTTACTGCTCTTTTAGGTGAGAACACTATTAATGCTCAACAGGGAGGTAGAGAAGAAACCATTGAAAGGCTTATGGGCATTGGTAGGTACTCTGAGTTCCTTAGAGCTGTAATGAATAGAGCTAATATGGCTCAGAAAGATTTAGATAATCTTAATGGTGCTATTGATGAAAATCTTGTAACCCTTGGTGAATAAGACTGAAAGGTAAATAAAATGAGTTTAGAAGACAAAGATGTAGATACTCTGAATAATGAAGAGTTAGATCAGAACACAGATACTAATGTCGATACTGATAATACAGATACAGGTACTGATGATTTAGATAGTGTTGATGATAGTGAAGTTGAATCTGATATTGATAGTGACACTAATAGTGAAGATAATGATTCTGATGAATCCCAAAATAACCTTAGTGATATGTCAGATGAAGAGTTCTTAGCTTTAATGGATAGTAAAAGAACTATCACAGCTACTAATTCTGATAAGAAAACTAAAACTGGTACTGATGTTCCTAAAGACACAAACAAACGAAAATCAGACACTGTAGATGATAAATTAAAGGATCAAAATACAAATAAAG